GGGACGGGCAAGCGGTTCGTTGTCGATGCCATGCTGCATATTGCTGTTGAACGTTACCTCCTTGACGCCCTTCTTGAGGTCAAACAGGTCAGCCGGGTTCTTGGGAAACCATGGGTTGACGCCCATGACAGCCCCTGACTCGGATGCGTTGAAATGCTTGGCCCGGTGAGCGTGCCATTCTTCTGAGCCTTGAAGTAGGCATATTGCTTCTGAAGTCATCTCGACCCCCTTCTGTTTTGTCTAATGATTAACGCGATAATTTCGATCAGTAATTTCATGCGAGCTTGTCCTTCATGTCTTCCTTGACCGAAGCCATGGCTTGCCGGAGTTCCGGACTGAGCGAGCTGTAGGCGGTCTTGAGGTCAGCCATACTTTGGCAGGCCCTTAACATGTTGTTGGCCTTTTCCATGTCAGAGGCAGAAGGCGAAGCAGGCTTGCGTTGGCTAGCTGCGTTGCCATCGTCATCCTCTTGTGCAATCCCAGCGAAAGCCGCGAGGCTATAGCGGCGCAGGTAGGTCACAGCAGACCCTACACCTTGGGCGTCCAGTTTTGATGCCGGTGCTGATGCGGTGTCCTTGATCCACTGCCCGGACTTGTGCGTCAACAGCGTGGTGACTGACACCAGACCGTCAGCGTAGGACGGTGACTGAAGGACAGCCAGCCCATGCTTGGCGAACACGGGGCGAACTGTGTTGATGATCTCCGCAAGATCCGCGTACTTACTGCGGAAGTGCGGGTTACTGCTGTTCTTGCTGGCGTTCTCAACTTCCCCTTGGGCAAGCGCAAGGGATGCGGCCAGATCGGCCACGTTTTCTGACATAAGCATTGGTTAGTCCTTTTTGATGGTGGGAAGCATGGGAACGCCGTTCTCAGCCCAGCGTTTATCCTGCTGGTCGAAAACCCATTCGTTGTATGCTGAAAGCTCTTGATGAGCGACGTAGCAGGACATTTCGATGTCCCGGAAAACCTTTACTGCATCCTCGTAGCGACCCTCTTGGATCAGCTTTTTGATGTCATAGGTTTTCATGTTGACGGAGACTGCAAGCGCCTCCAAGGCGTTATCTATTCTCATGGTATCTCTCCTGTTTGTGTTGACCAGCGTGTGCTGGTAGGGATAGTATTACTCCTGTTATCAGTAGTGTCAACAGGTGATGCAATGGATAGAGACGAAATTTTCGATGGGTTTGAGCAAGAGCTTATCTGGCTTATAAAAGAGGCTGGCGGCTTGAGACAACTGGCCCGGCAGCTACAGATCAGCCAACCTGCTATCAGTCACTGGCTGAGAAGGAAGCGCCTGCCAAGCCCACAGCAAGCACTGAACATCGAGGCGTATACCCAAGGCAAAATCCGCAGGGAAACCATCAGGCCTGACATCTACCCCACGACAGTGCTGATACCTGAGTCCAGCGGGTTAGAAGGGTTCAAAAAAAAGCCCATGGCACCGGCTGGAGCACCATGAGCAGCGTTCTGAGGTCTAGGTCTTTATGGTTGTCAGGTAAGGATAGACTAATGCCAAAAAATATCCTGTAAATCAGGAGAAAAGCGCCTGAGTCAGGTGCTATAAATGAAAAACCCCGGGAGGCGGCAACCTACCAGGGTTCGAGTTTTCACAGTTCACGAATGTGTACAAGCAAAGAGAATCAACGGCGTAAGAGCGCCATTAACAAAGGTAATTCTATTCATGAGTAAGCTAATCATCAAGCCCAAGAATTGGGGCTCCTTCCAGCATTACCGAAATCGTCGGCCACCGTGGATAAAGCTCCACAGAACCATCCTTGATGACTTCGACTATCAGGGCTTGCAGCTTGCTAGCAAGGCGCTAGCACCATGCTTGTGGCTCATCGCAAGCGAGGAGGAAGACGGGCATATCAGTGTCGATCTTCCAAAGCTGGCATGGCGTCTCAGAGTTTCACAAAGTGAAATAGAATTGGCTATTAAAGAGCTGATTTCAAAGGGTTTCTTTATCGTTGCTAGCGGCTCGATAGCATCTTGCTTGCACAGTGCTATTCCAGAGAGAGAGACAGAGACAGAGACAGAGGGAGAGGGAGAGACAGAGATCGCTTCGCTCTTGTCGGCCAAAGGCCAACGTATTCCGGTTCAGGAGATCATGAGCCTGTACAACGAAATATGCGTGCCATTTGGCAGGCCAGTGGCAAGCGTGCTCAGCAAAAAGCGTCAGCAGGCAGTCAAAAAGATCTGGCGACAGAGCGAACACACTCGCAATCTTGAGTGGTGGAAGGAATATTTCGATTCAGCCATGCAGATCGAATACATGGCCAACGGGTTTACCAACCCTGACGGATCTGGCTGGAAGGGCGCTGATTTTGATTACCTGTTGCAAGAAAAGACCGTTACTCGGGTTGTGGAGCATTCCGCATGAAACTTCATAGCACCGAATTCGAACAGTCCGTGTTAGGCGCAATTCTAATCGACCCCGACATCCTGCCCGACATACAGGCCAGATTGCCTCCAGAATCGTTCTACGGAGCGATGGAGAGGTCAGCCTATACCACCATAGCGGCCCTATGCCAGAAAGGCTCTCAGATCGATTTCCTGACGGTCTCAGATGAGTTGGAAAAGGCTCACCCTGGTCACCAGTGGATGAACTACCTTGCCGGCGTTGCCAGCCATACCCCCAGTACCCTGAATGCTTTGGCTTACGCCGATGGTGTCAGGCAGTACGCCTACCTGCGACAAGTCCACGAGGCCGGGTTAGTGGTTTGCCGTTCGGTTGCATCATCCGGAGATCTGGCGACCAAGATTGCGGCAGCACAAGAGGCCGTCCGCCGGGTACTTGAGCTGGACGTTGGCAGAGGCCCTATCGGCCCCAAAGCCGCTATGCGTGACTGGATGGATCACCTGTCATACGTCCATGAAAACAACGGCATCTCAGGGTTATCCACAGGTTTTCCACAGCTTGATGACCTCACAGCAGGCATGAAGCCGGGGGAGCTGCACATCCTCGCCGCTAGACCGGGGCAGGGCAAAACCGTTTGGGCTCTCCAAGCAGCCTTGGATGTCGTCCGGCAGGGCAAGTCTGTCCTGATCTTCAGCCTTGAGATGCAGTCCCGCGAACTGATAGCCCGGCTGGCATCGTGTGCCACGGGGACGTATTTCCGAAACATCCAGACCGCCGATCTATGCCCTGAGCAGTGGCAGTCGATCACCGCCTTTGTAGGCGATATGACCCAGCGGAACTTCTACATTGATGACCGGGGAGGCCTCAGCATTGAGGAAATCCGAGCCGTTGCCCGCTCTCACCGAAACAAAGTCGGGGTTGATCTGGTGGTCATCGACTACTTGCAGCTAGCAGCAGGTCAAGGGGAGTCGGATGTAGTTCGTGTAGGACATGTCTCACGCGGCTGTAAGGAAATGGCCAAGGAACTGAACTGTCCGGTTCTGGCGCTATCGCAATTCAGCCGTGCCGTTGAGCAGCGGCAGGATGGCAGGCCCAAACTTTCCGATCTACGCTCAAGCGGGCAGATAGAGCAGGATGCCGATGTTGTGATGATGTTGCACAGGGTGGATGACCAATGCACGGAACTGATAATCGAGAAAAACAGGCATGGGCAGACAGGGAGTGCATGGCTCAAACCCGCCTTCCACCAAATGCGTTTTATGAGTGGATCGGAGCCCGTAGCAGGTACACAGGAACCCGAACAGCGCCAGTACAAAAAGGGTCTGAGGTTCTGAGAGATGAAAATACAACGACAGAAGCATGACATTGTCATGAGTAACCTTGTGCGGTGCGCCACTAATTACACGTGCGAGCATTGCGGTAAACATTATCCGCCTGACCTGCGCCGCGGCATTCATTGTTCTCATTTCTGGGGACGCGGGATCAAACAGCTACGGTACAGCGAACTGAATTGTTCGGCATTGTGCTATGGCTGTCATATGCGGTTTACAAGCGACCCATGGGCTCACATGCAATTCATGATAGGGCGTGTCGGCCAGGACAGTTTGGAACGCATGGCAAAGCTCGCCTACTGCGGATACAAATGGGGTAAAAAAGATCAGGACGCTTGTTTGATCCATTTGATTGAGCAATGGCGTGTTATGTCACAAAAGCGCCGTGAGGGTGACACAAGCGTCATCAAGTATGATGGATGGACACCCTGGTGGACAGCGTGACTACGCTCACATGGCGACAAGTGGACAAGTATCACCTTATCAGCGGGTGCGGTGAATACAAGATAGCAAAGGCATTCCTGCCGGATGGTTCCCGGTATTTGCCGTACAGGATTGACCCCGATAAACGCGCCGTGTTGCTTTCCAATGCGCTCAAAACGCCAGAGGCCGCTAAAACGATATGTGAAACCGATAAAAAACGCAGGATGACAAATGGTTGATACGCTTGACCTATGGGTGTCCGCGACTATCGTTTTGGCTTGTTTGATTATTTTTTTGGAATGCCGTCGATGAACAATGAAAGGGAATGGGGCAGGCAGAATATTGATACCCGCCCACGTATACCCAATGCGCCTACGATATCACCCGACAAAATGCTTGAGATTAAAAACGCGGAACGCGAGGAAATCGAGGCCCTCACTGCGTTGTTTCTAGCAAGGGGCGGGAAGATTCAGCGAGTGAGACAAGGCGAGAGGGTAACTCCCGCCCCAGCTTACCCAATTGATTAGCATAAAAG